GTTCTCTATTACTACCGTGTAGGGGATACCCTAGCAGTATTAGCTGAAGAAAACGTACTTCACCTAAAGAATCTAGGTAACGGAACTACTGGATTTGCAAAGTTGGACTTCATGCGAGTCACAACCGATGAAGTTTATAAGGCGCAACAGTCTGCCAGTAAATTATTCGGGACTGGCGGTAAACCAACCGGAGTCCTGATGGTTGACTCTGTTCTCAAGAAAGAACAGAGGGATGCAATCAAAGCATCATTCGGTGAAATGTCGTCTGGATCGAGCACTGGTCGATTATTCGTACTCGAAGCAGGCATGAAATATCAGCAGCTTGGGATTTCACCTGATGACCAACAACTCCTAGAAACTCGGCAATTCGGCGTTGAGGAAATATGCCGATGGTTTGACGTACCACCAGTCCTGGCACACCACTCGAATGTGACGACATGGGGTAGCGGTGTCGAACAAATTATGGACGGTTGGTACAAGTTATCAGTCCGTCCAATCATGGTCGCCATTGAGCAGGCCGTGACAAAGAGAGTGATGACTCCGCAACAAAGGGCGCGACTAGGCGTTGAATTTAACTTTGATGCATTACTACGTGGAAATATTAAAGATCGTTTCGAGGTTTATGCAAAAGCAGTGCAAAACGGATTGAAAACACGAAACGAATGCAGGCAATTGGAAAATGACGCACCAATTGATGGTGGCGACGATTTAACGGCACAGGTGAATTTAGTGCCTCTATCCATGCTTGGACAAACTCAAAATGGGGGCAGCAATGCAACTGGTACACAAGACACTCAAGCTCAATAACGCATCTATTTCAGTTGATGCTGAATCGGAAACTGGTAAGTTTTCAGGATATGCGTCCGTGTTTGGTGGGGTAGATAGTTACGGCGACACAATTATGCCTGGTGCATTTGCCGATACTCTGGCGATCAATGGCATGCCAAAGATGTTTTTTAATCATGAGTGGGTAATGCCGATTGGCAAATACATCGTGGCAACAGAGGATGCAAAAGGTCTTTATGTCACAGGTGAATTCACTCCTGAATTAGGGAAAGCAGAGGAAGTTTATGCCTGCATGAAGCATCAAACACTCGATGGTCTAAGCATTGGGGGTTACCTCAAGTCTGGTGATTATGAGGATACTGAAACAGGCCGCATCATTCATAAATGGTCAAATCTGGTCGAAATTTCACCTGTTGTGTTTCCTGCAGATAGTTCTGCCCGAATAGGAAGCGTGAAAAGTATAGATTTTGAGTCTCTTTTGCCAGAGTGCAAAACAGAACGAGATATTGAACGGCTGCTGCGGGATGCAGGGCTGGGCAAGTGGGAGGCTATGGCGACGGTTTCCCGCATGAAGGCCATCGCAACTGGGCGGGATGCCCATAGTGATACCGACATGAAAGCACTTGAAGCAGTTCTGGCACGCCTGAACAAGCTCGCAAAGTAGTCGCGCATTCCGCAAAAAGCAACCGCCTTCGGGCGGTTTTTTCATTTCTAAAGGAAATCAAATGTCTATTGAACAAATCAGCAAGTCGCTCGATGCCATCGAAGCAAAAATGGCATCAATGTCGGAAAAGCCGACAACGAACTCAAATCACTCGGAAAAGTATCTGCTGATACTAAAGCCGCACTCGACAGCATCGGTACTCAACAGCGTGAATTCGCTGACCGACTGCTCGCAATTGAGCAGAAAGGAGTTTCAAGTGCTCCTGACGCTAAAGATGATGAATCGTGGGGTGCTCAGGTTGTTAAGGCCGATGCATTTACAAACTTCATCAGCGGTCGCACACAAAAGGCTCGTGTTGAAGTCAAAAATACGCTCGTTGGTTCAAACACTAACGTCGCTCCTGACCGTCAGCCTGGTGTTGTACCTGGTGCATTCCAGATGCTCACCATTGAAAGCCTGATCAATGCCGTACCAACTAGCAGCAACGCAATCGAGTTCACGAAAGAAAATGCTTTCACGAACAATGCAGGCGAAGTTGCAGAGGGCGCAGCTAAATCAGAATCAGCACTGACATGGTCGCTTGTCAATATGCCTGTTTCAACAGTTGCACATTGGATCAAAATCTCGCGTCAGTTGGCAATGGATAATGCAGCACTGGCATCCTACGTCAACAACCGTATGCGTTATGGCGTACAACGTAAGGTTGAAACTCAACTGTGCGTTGGTGATGGTACAGCACCAAATATCAGCGGCATTTTTGATAGCGGTAACTACACTGCACACGGTTATTTGTCTGGTGCTTTGGGTTCGGTTCTGCCAAAACTGGTACTGATCCGCAAGATGATCGCTGATTCATGGGCATCTGGCTATCCTGCAGAAGCAATTCTGTTGAACCCTGTTGATTTCGCTGATATTGAAATCTCGTTGTTCACCAGTAACGCAGGTCAAACCCTGTTCAATGTTGATGCAGGTGGCACTATGCGTCTGTTTGGCATCCCAGTGGTTCAATCTGTCGGCGTAACTGCTGATACGGTCGCAGTTGGCGCATTCTCGCAGGCATACACAATCCACAACCGCGAGGGTGTGGTTGTTGAAATGTCGGAATCTGATGCTGACAACTTCACCAAGAACCTGATCACGATTCGTGCTGAACGTCGTCTGGCTCTTGCAACTGAAGTGCCTGGTGCAATTCGTGCCGGTGATTTGACACCTGCCGCATCGTAAGTAAGTCGTAGGATTGGGGGCAATTGAAAGATTGTCCCCATCTTGCATTAATTGGATAAATAAATGACTCAGATCAAATTTAATACATTTGGATCGACATCCGCAGGTGGTTCTTTTGCACCTGGCGACATTATGCGATGCGATGAAAAACTCGCTCGACATTTGGTTGAGGATGCAAAGTGCGCGGTCTATCTGAATCAAAATCAGGCCGTACAGCCTGTGCAAGAAGCTGAAGCAGAAGCAGAGCCAGTACAAAATAAGCGTGCACGTCGCTCTAACAAGGATTAATCGTGGCAATTCTTGATGATGTGAAGAAGTCATTGCGAGTAACGCATACAGAAGATGATGCACTTATTACGCGCCTGATTAATTCAGCATCAAATGAGTGTGCGCAGTACGTATACGGGAAAATCCCAAGTTACTCAGGAAGTGGCGCAGTTGCAGACCCTAAAGAAGTTCCTGAATTGTTGCAGGGAATTATTCTGATGGTTCAAGCTGATTATGATGGTGATCCATTACAAAGATCAGAGTATTTGCGCCAAGCTAAAACCCTTTGGGATACCGCACGATCTAATTGGGGTGTTTGATGCACGCCAATCAATTAATTCATCCAATAACCATACAGAGTCGCAGTTCAGTCAATGATTCTTATGGTCAGCAAATTGATGAGTGGTCAACTGTTGCAGAAGTTAGATCATGGATTAGGCCAATTGGTGGTCGTGAAAGATTGGCGGGGATGCAGATTGGTTCTACGCTGACTCATACCGTTGGGGTGAGATACCAATCTGTTCTAGCACCACCTCTTGATGTTGGTAGTTGGAGGGTGAAGTTTGGTGATCGCTTGTTCAATATTACAAGCGCGAGAATTCTAGAAGAAAAGAATAAATGGATCATCCTTGACTGTATCGAGGGATCAGAAAATGGCCAGTAGCGAAGTAGAAATTAAAGGTTTATCAGAATTTCACAAGCTAATTAATCAGCTCCCTGTCAGGATTGAAAAAAACATCACAAAGGGGATGTTGAGAGCAGGCCAGAAAGTAATGATGGCAGGCACAAAGAATTTACTGAATGATGTGACAAAACGTGATTCAGGAGCACTAGAAAAAAGCATTCGTATTAGGTTTGCAAGAAAGAGTGAAAAGTATGGATGGGTCAGATCATATTTGATCGCAGGAAATAAAGACGCTTTTTATTCGCACATGATCGAATTCGGTACAGCATCCTATTACACAGGAAGCGGTGAATCAGTTGGTCGACCATACGAAATTAAAGCAGGAAAGGCCGCTAGTTTGTTCTTCGGTGGTAAGGCAGTGGAAAAAGTGATGCACAAAGGCATTAAGCCTCGTCCTTTCATGCGTCCTGCTGCAGATATGTATTCAGCCGCATCATTAGACGCAATGTTTGCTTATGTGCAGAAACGACTCCCAAAAGAAATTAAAAAGGCAGGTTTATGAATCCTGAAATTATTGTTGCAGCGATGCTCAACGATCCAGGAGTCAATTCCTTGGTGTTCACTAGAAAGGCATTGTCACAACTTCCGCAAAATACGGGATTCCCTGCTGTTGTTTACCGAATAGTTGATGCCTTCCCTGAGCCTGAACTTGCATTTAATAGTCAAAGCCAAAAAGTTAAAGCTAGAGTACAAATAAATCCATTAGGCACGACAATTGCTGATGTAAAGAGTATTCATGCAGCAATTAGACAAGCCTTAGATTTTAAGCATCATCAAATTTTTGCAGGTAAAACAGTAATTTCTTGCAGATTTGAAATGCTTGGAGCGATGGATAAAGATAACGATGCAGGTGTGTGGACGCAAAGTGCGGATTACATACTTGTTTATAAAGAGTAATGGCCTAAAAGCCAGAGCAGATGCCCACGAAATGTGGGTTTTTTTACGCCCGCGCCTGCGGGTTTTTTCATTTTTAAAGGAAATAATATGTCCGGCGTACGCACCTCCGCAGGCACTACCATCGGCGTGTCTGCATCAGCACCTGCAACATTTAACTCGGTTGGTTACAGCGCACTTACATTTGTCAATGTCGGTGAGGTTACCGATCTTGGCGAATTTGGTCGTGAATATGCACTGGTATCACATAACCCAGTGGGTAGTCGTGGAACTCAGAAATTTAAGGGTTCTTTCAATGAAGGAACGATGACCTTGTCGATCGGTTTGGATACCGATGATGCAG